AGTGTCCCAACCTGCTGGGCCGCTGGTGCTTTCGACATAAATCGAACCGTCATGCGTACTCATAACCGTTGATGTAGATACGCTTGTTAGTTCACCGCTCCTAGTCACAGTAGACCCAGAGGTGGGGATGTATGACGTTGGGAATGCGCCGACTTCCCACTGTCTGCCCCAAAGAATTACACGTTTACCTAAAGGTTCGTTTTGCATCCTAAAAGATGTTCGTTCATCACCTGTTGGAAGTTCATTTGTGGTAATGGACAGCCGCCACCAATCTCCCAAATCCTCTGCTTGGTAAGTGGCATTTGTTGCTGTATTGCCCGTAAACGAAACAAACCCATCGGCAGTGTCCCATACAAGCGCACCGTAAACGCTACCAGAGCCAATAGAGTTTCGTATGTACATTGTAAATTCTGCCGACAAGTTGGCATTAGTTTCTTTACGGACATGGACGCTTGTCGTGTAATACGTCCCTGAAGCAGTTGTGTAATTATTAGACCATATACCTTGTACCGTACCTACTTCATTCACCTCTATCATAACAGCAGATTGCGTTCCGTCTGGGGCAATAGCGTAATCTGCGTAATAATTTACCCTAGATGTTCCATACCCATTTGAGAAATCTGAATAAACATCATAGTTCGTCCGAGCTTCCTCAATCAGCAAGCCCTTGCTTTCCCCTGTCACAGGATCGTGGTCAAACCGTGCCTCACCTGATGCCGCTGTTTGCAGCGTCGGTTGGTACTTCACGATGGGATAAGTTGTTGCCGTATAAGCTGTGGCTGAACTGCGTTGTTCTAGTTGCACTCCCCACAAATAAAAAGCATTAGAACCTGATCCTACATAGAATTCACCGTTACCTGTTGAAGAACTGTTCCCGCCGATAGGTGATGAATCATCTCCACTTACAGTCGCAGTATCAATCACAACGCAGCGATACCAACTGTTTCCGACAGATGTTATGGTAGCACTATCAGCAGAACTACTATCAGTGACCGTACCGTTTTGAATATCAAAGATAACCCTACATCCAAATCTAGTGCTAAGGTTCACTTGAACATACTGGCGACCTGCGTATTTGATATAAAAGCTGAAAGCATAAGTATTACCAGCCGTAATAGTTTTACCTGAATAAATTCTATGCGTGTCGTTGCCTCCACTTTCCGCAATCAACCAAGCCGTGCTTGTACCATCAGGGGCTGTCTGATTAGGTGTAAGAGCTATACCCGCCGTTGACCAAGATGAATTTGAGAAATCCTGAGAATATGTAACCAAATTCTCTTCAGCCTTAGTCGTAGTCTTACCATCCCAGTAAGTCGCAGTGCTGCCACGGGTAAAGTTAATCCGTGGATCAAGGGTCTTGCTGTTGGCAAAGTCTAGCAGAAGGCTAGGACGGATATCTGGTAGGGCTTCGTCGTTAGTGAACTTGTCGGCTTTAACCTCACCCGTGATGTCTACACCGTCAGCGGCAGTTACTAATTTTATATTATTCGAATGGCGTAGTTCTACACTACTATCATCAATGGCCCTTATAAATATCTCGCCATTGGTTCCATCGTTTACCTGAAAATTAGAGGCAGATATTATAAGGTTACCGTTGCCCTTGTCCCATATCCGACTGTTACCCCCATCATGATATATTTCGAGATCACCATCTGCCCCAAATAACGCCTTATCATTATCACCAAAGGTAACATTCCCTGTTGTTGTAAGATTAGGAACGGTTACCGTACCAGTAAACGTAGGAGAAGCCAGTGGGGCAGCACCGACTACTTCAGCGACACTGATTTGTCCGTCAGCCAGTTCAGCATTGTCTGAAATCAGATTTGCGAGTATCCGTGCTTTAGTCATTAGCTAGTTCCTTACTCTCGTGTTTCTTGTGCAGCTTCTGCTTCAGCATTTTGTTGTTCGGCTGTCTTAGCCCAACCTCGTGTGAAAGCATCTGCTATGATCAATTCCCGTGTTGCAGGGATTTGTACGCCTTCGTCTAATGCACGATTTGTGTACATCTGTACGATTTCGTCGTTAGCTTGCCTTGCACGATTAGTTACCGCATTTTCAGCCCAGTCTTGTGGGTCTAAAGCAGCATACTGTAAGCCCTTTAGCTGAGTGTCTGTTAGCGTGATTGTGATATCTGGCATGTTTGCCTCCTGTTATCCTATTAATCGGATAGTCATACATATCCGCAAATTTGAATCTGCATAAAAATCTGTACCACTATCTGTACTGGCTCTTAGTTCAAGATAATCATTTACGTTCATTGGTAGGATTGCGGTACGACTTGAAAAAACATATCCTGTTGTTCCAGACGAATCGTTTCTAAGCTGGGTATAAGTAAGTTGAGACCCATTTTTCCAAATAAATGTACGATAAACACTTTGACTATTTACATTTGTTCCATACGACCAACTTATTTCATAACGACCTGTAGTGGGGGCGGTAAATCTGTAGTTTGATGTATTGAAGTCATTACCAATATCAAATATTTCAGTATCAAGGGCTAAAGTAGTAGGGTTATTACTACTAACATTCACACCTTGAGTGGCAGTTCTGGTAACAAACACCATAGGCTGATACGGCGTTGTGACACGGCCTTGGTTGTCGATACGCATCCTCTCACTACTAGAACCAGCGTGGGTTCGTGTTCTAAACTTTAAATCCCCAGCGTAATTACCGTTATTACCGTTTGCTTTCACTCCTTCAATGGTAGCAAATGTGGTGTGTGAGCCATTAGTATGGTACTTACCACCAAAGTTAATAGCACCACCGTTTTCAGTATCCACACCTGAAACAACCGCCGTGTCATCCATGACACTCAGCATTTCCCTTGCGCCAGAGGAATTTACATCTTTAGCTCCCCAAAACTGAACTCTAGCGTTATCTACCAAGGTGGATGGCTGCGTACCAGCGATTAGTCTACCATCACTGCGGATACGCATGGCTTCTGAGCCAGCCGTGGAGAAACCAACTGTATTAGTTGTTGGCCTAAACATACCGTTGTCGGGATCATTTAAAAATGAATGCGTCGGAGCCGCTGCTGTACCATTTGTACCTTTGAACACGCCACCCGTATCAACATCGCCAGACAGGTATAGGTCTTTGAAGCGACCATTAGTATCACCAAGGTCAACGGCCCCATCTGATTGTGCGCCAGCGGCATTGGTTGGTTTTACGGAGAGGTTTGTGAAAAGCAAACCAGAGCCAAAGGTGTTGTTACCCCCTCTAATAGCCATATAGCCGCCAGAGCCAGTTGAAAGCGCACCGACTTGTACTTGGTCATCCATAATCGAGACAACATCACCTGCGTTACCTCTACGATTGAAGTAAGCAGCGACATCATCTGAAATAGAAGCCCCTATATAACCTGTATTAGATAACTCTAGACCATCATTACCAAGGCCAGCAGAAGTCTTGCCCACCAAGACATTTCCGCTGTTTGGTGCTAACACAACATCATCATTAGCAAGCATGGCAAAGCCAGTTACATCAGGCGAACCATCGTGTGTGTTAATTATCTGAAGTTCATCTCCTGACGAACCTAGATGCGCACCTGATGAAGCATCAACTGACGCAATGACATAGTTATCATCGTTGGTGGTTTTGGTATTTTCAATGCTTATACCAACCTGATTACCTGATGCTTTTATGGATACCTCTTTTGATGGACTTGTAGTCCCAATGCCTAACCGCTCATCAGCCGCATCCCAGAAGAACTTTGCAGTAGTGCCTGTGTCTTCGTAGAAGCTGATGTCGCCGCCAACATCAATGTTCAAACGAGTTTTTGCGCCGTTATTCTTGAACTTAATGTCTTGAATACCTGCTCCAGCAGGGCCAATGACAATATCATTGTTTGCATCAAACGTCAGGATGCCACGGTTATTATTGCTAGTGTCTTTAAAGGTAATATTGTCTGCATTTTCTAGCGCAACATTCCCATCCACAGTCAGCCCATCGCTGGTCAAAGTCCCATTGATGTCCAGATCACCCGTCATGGTATCACCCGACAGGTTCACATACCGTGCGTCTGATTGTGCTTGCGTGAGGTGATCCGCTAAGACGAATGTGCCATAGCCAATGATATCCACTACATCATTAAGTGAAGTAGCAGAGTTGAATACAATAGATGTACCTGTGGTAGCGGTTACGTCTTTGGTGGAGCCAATAACCTGTTTCACACCATTCAAGAATACGTCTACATATCCCGCATCGTAGGTTGCTGCGAAGACTGTTTGACCAGCCGTAGCTGTATAGCTGTATCGATTTGTAGTGCCGTTTACTGATGAACCAGCATTTGTCCAGCCGTTGGCGGAGTATACTTTCATAGCACCCGCTGTGGTATCAAAATACAGATCACCTACATCCAACGCTGACCCGTCTGGATCTTGCGTAGGAGCGGAACCTTGTGCGCCAAGGTATTGGTTCTGGAATGTTGCTAAAGATGTTGCCGCTGCATTCTTGCTAGTTAAGGCTGCCGCCGCTGAGTTACTTGCATTAGTAGCCGAAGTTGCAGCATTGGATTCTGAGGTTGCAGCATTTGCAGCCGAAGTCGCCGCCGCTGTACTGCTGCCAAGAATATTATCTGCATAAGATTTGTTTACAGCATGGTCATTGGCAGTCGGAGTAGCCAAGCCAGTGATGTTGTTGGAACCCATTGCAAGGTTACCAGACATACTGTCGCCAGTTTTAGTAACCTGTAGAGCATCCTGTTGGTCTGTATAAGCCTTACTAGAAACATCCTGTGCCGCTGTTGGATCACCTACACCAGTAATCTTGTTGGTGGACATGGCGATTGCGCCTGTCATGGTTCCGCCAGCTAATGGTAACTTAGTCGCAATACTGTTTGTAATTGTTGTAGCAAAGTCTGGATCATCGCCCAGCGCAGCCGCTAGTTCATTTAGTGTGTCCAGTGTACCCGGAGCACTATCAACCAATCCAGCTACAGCGTTATCAACGTCTATCTTACGTGCCGCATCATTATCGTTTGTTGGTGCAGACAGATTAGTGATAGTAGCTGACGTACCAGCATTCATGTTCAACGTACCGTCAATAGTCACGTTGTTGAATGTAGATGTACCTGCAGAGGTTACGTTACCTGTAAGGTTGCCTGTCACCGCACCTGTCACTGGTCCTGTATGAGTACCGGATGTGTTACCTGTGACGTTCCCTGTTACCGGGCCTACAAGGCTTGTACCTGTAATTGTAGTACCTGTGATAGGAGAGGCCGAAGTTGCGCCAATAGTGGCCCCGTCGATAGCTCCGCCATTGATATCTACAGATGCTAATGTAGCTTGTCCTGCAGAAGAAATGGTAGTGAAGCTACCTGCCACTGCGGAGTTAGCACCAATAACAGCACCATCAATAGCACCGCCATCGATGTTCACTGAGTTAAGTGTTGCTAGACCTGTAGATTCAAGAGTGGTGAACTTACCTGTGCTGTGTGAGTTTGCACCCACTGTAGCACCATCAATAGAACCGCCGTTAATATCTGCTGTGGCTGCTGTTAAGGATGTTGTAGCACTCAGTGTGGTAAACGTACCCGATGCCGCTACAGTTGTACCAATAGCAGCATTGTCGATTGCGCCAGAGGCTACATCAATGTTGCTGATAGTTGTTGTCGTGCCTACGTTAAATATGGCGTTAGCATTAACAGTAAGAATACCGCCGAGATATGTTGTAGTGGCTACGTTTAAGCTACCATCAATATCCGCATTCCCAGAGAGGAACAAATCCTTCCAACGCTTTAAAGTATGGCCTAGATCTTTGGTATTATTTGCGTGAGGAGCAAAGTCCCCATTTGAATTAATGAATCTGTTTTCTAACCAGACTGCAGCGCCAGCCGCATTGTACACACATACATAATAACGATCATCTGGAACATTATACCAGACAGAACCAACAGCATAGCCATCATTGATGTCATCACCTACTGTAGGATCAGAGGTTGCCGCATAGTTATTCTTACCTCCAAGACCACCACTTGAAGCAGGTAAAAACCCGCTTACCGAAGTAGCGAGGTCTATCTTAGGTCCATTGCCTGTAGTACCATCATGAGCATGGCCTGTGGTGCCATTGAATGCATCTTGAAGTGTGTTGAATTCAGCATTGATTGGGGGGGCGGTAATGTTCTCACCGTTAATAATCGATGCTGCGGACTGTCTGGTATATCCAGCCATTATCGTCTCCCTGATTGCGTGTATTCGACAACTAGACCCTGAATTGAGTAGGGATCAAAATCACCGATAGTCACGTATGTAGCTCTGACCGAGAAGCCACTGCCTTCTACTGCCGTGCTTATGATTGGTTTGTCGGAGCCACCGTATAAAATGCCCGAGGCTGCGTATGTAACATTTTGGCCCCGGTACTGAACCGGACGCCCTTCAATTTCTTCCACGTAGTTTGCTGGGTTGAATGTATCTGCAGCAAACCAATCGTAGGTTAGACCTAAGTTAATGGTCATAGGACCCTCGGCCCTCACAAATGTGTTTATTCGTCTAATGTGTTTTCTTACTTCGGTATCACCAAAGTCAAAGAATGGTGTTGAATACACGGCTACAATGTCTGATCCATCGAAGTTAGTACCACGTTCTTGCTGGTACACTTTACCATTGTAATCGCCGTGAAGGACTACCTCAGACCCGTTTATAAAGTCAGAGGTAGCACAGTTTGCTCTCATGCCGAGCATTTCACCAAACTCCCAGCCTAATTGCTGGTCCGCTGTTCTAAGTCCACCGATAATCCCAAATGCTTCAGGAACAGTGGATTCATCTCCGCTCACTAAATACCTTAATTGTGATTTAGTACGGACAACAACGCCTACTAGATCGTCCAAGTCGTAGTTATCACCAAGTGTTGATAGAAGCGTTTGTACCGCTTTGGAGATTGTTTCGATCTCCACATCACCCACACGGGAAGTTCCAGCCACAGGACGAACACCATCAGGCGCTAGAAATGCAAGATCACCTCCAATTTCAACAACGGAGTCCCGGGCAACACATCCCATGTTAGCCGTGACAGGTTCCAATATAAAAATAAGGTCAGATTCTTCTACGGCCTTTTTGATTTGGTTTCGGCCAAAGATAAACAAGTCTTTTCGGAAAGGGGCAAGTTGTACTACGTCAAAGCCTACACGAAGTATGCTTGAGTTTGTGGCAGGGTCAAAGTTTAAATCGTTTCGTGTATCAGAGAAAGCTACAGCATCTTGGCTAACTTGATCTCCACCTAGAAACAAATAACCTTCAAAGGCATTTACCAATTCAGGTCTTGCTGGAACATTAGAGCCGCCCGGAGATCCTGATGCGCCTGTATTGGTAGGACTTAAATACGTCCATGTAATTCCGTTGAATACTACAGCGTTGTTGATTCCATCTACTAGGCAGATTTTACCGCCGCCACCGAAGTTATACTTAGCTGCCCGGATTCTTTTGATCTCTCGGTCTGCTGAAGGTGTGGCTGTATTGTGAATAAGTCCAGTTGTATACTTGGACCATGAACCTGCTGTAGTTCCCCGATAGAATGAATACTGTTGGTTGTCTATTGTAACCACATCATCCTGAACTGGGGCGGTAGAGAATGATACTGTGTTGCCAACTATATTGTAAGCAGACGATAGTTGAACATTACCATTTACTCGGACCACTACATTAGTTGGGTTTGTGATAGTCAGAGTGCGGCTGTTATCATCAGCTCCGGTGTAATTACTTTGTGCTGCAGAGGTGACAGTGAACTTATATACACGATCCTTACGTGCAGCTATTACCTCTGATGCAGATGTGTTCTCGTTAAAGAATATCTCTAGTCCTAATATTGGACCTTCAGCATCATCACCACCTACTTCTACGTTTTGACCATAGTTAGTAAATCCATCAATCCTACGGTAACCACCAAACAAACTTGGCTCGTAGTTCACCAGACGTGTAGCAACACCCGGTGACTCTTCACTAAGCTGTAAATGGTTTTGGGTAGCGTTTAAGCCACCCACTGATAATACTTTGTATGATTGAATATTATCTGGCATTAAAAGTTGACCCTCGTATCAAGCACATTTTGGTACTTGTTTATCAGGACGGTCTGCATCTCTTTAATGCCGAGCATATATTGGGCCATAGCAACATTAGCTGCTTCTGT